TAGGTCAAACTGTTGACGTAGGAGCTTCACCTTTAATGCAGAAATGTATTGTTTCTGCAACTCAACACAGAGAAGGTCAAAAATTGATCACAGACATTGTTTATGATCTTGGATCATCAAAGCAAGAATTAATTAGTGGTGGTGATGAATGTGTAACCAATGATTCATTGGGAGCTGGTTCAGATGCTGCTTACTTATGTCAGTTAAAGGAAGCTACTTTTGGAGCGATTACCTCAATCGAAAGTGTTTGTCTCGAAGCATTTGTAGGCTCAGCCGGAGCATTAGCTGGCTCTGGTTCTTTAAATTTGGTTAGAAGTGCCAGTGGAGCTGTTGCCTTAAAAGGACAAAACTCACCAGCTTTAATATCTGCTGACATTGGTGATGAGACTGGGAGACATAACATTACGCTTTTTGACAACAAGGCTACCCCAGCTGATAAGTATCTATACTTTGGTGTGGGAGCACAGGCTGGAACAGACGTTGCTCGAGCTACTGCTACAATTACTGTTGGAACAGCAGAGGATGAAGCATTTGTTCTCGCAGACAACTTGATTGATGAAGTTTCTAGAATTTCATTGACCAAAGCCGATGGCTCTTTTGAGCACAAATTCTTTGATTTGAATGGAGCTCAAAACTACAATGGCAGTCAGGTTGCTGGGATAATCAATGCCAAAACAGCTGATACAACAGCAAAGATTGCAGATGGTATCGCTAGAGCTTTTAATGGCGGATCACATTCTGACTTCAATGCTGCGGCTGTAGGTTCCAGTCCAAACAGTCACGTTGTAACCATACAACAATCAGCTACTGGTGAAAACGGAAATCGAAGTAACTTTTTTGCTGATGCTCCTGGAAAAACTGCACCTATTACAGTTACAGATTTCACTGGTGGCACAACCAAAGGTGATGCTCTTCCTGTAACTGCTGGTAAGTTCTTAATCAGAGTTACTGGTTTTGTAACTCCAGATGATCTATAATTTGTATCTGGGGTGATTTTTCGCCCCAGAACTATTTATTTTATTAAACGGAGTTAGATTATGTCTGGTAGAAGAAAAATGGCTGTAAAGCGTAGACTTGAAGAAGCGGCGAAAGCTGTCGAAGAAGCAAAAAAGAAAAAACAAGCTGAGGCTAAAAAGAAAGCCGCTCCTAAAAAGAAAGCGGCACCAAAGAAAAAAGTTGAAGCTAAAAAAGAAGAATAGAATTGTTTCATTATGTTCCTTTTGACCTCCGATGTTTTACGTCGGAGGTTTCTTGTTTTTCAAACTAATTAATGGGACGGAGGATATTATATGAGTTTCCCTGATTTAACCCCAACCTCAACCCAATCTGCTATTGTGCTTCCAATAACCGCTTCTGATTCAGATACTGATATCAAAGAATCTTTAGCAATTGGTCATTACACAGGTTCTGCTGCTTTTTTGCTTGGAGCAAAAGCTCAAGTTGCATTTACATATAAGCGATTAGGTGGAGATATACTTGATATTGAATTAACAGCTAAGAACGTCTATAATCACTACGAGGAGGCCGTTTTAGAGTATAGCTATATCGTGAACCTCCATCAAGCGAGGAACGCTTTAGGGAGTGCTCTAGGAGGTCCTACAGGGTCATTTGATCACAAAGGAGATCTTAAAGAAGGAGATGGTGTATCTCTTAAATATCCCAAGTTTCAATTCGACTATGCTTTCAGAGCTGCTGATAAGTTTTCATCTGAGGCGATGGTTGGAGGAACTGATCCAATTTACTCAGCATCTATTAACAGAGTGTCTAAGCAGCAACTATATGACTTACAAGATATAGTTGAGAGTGCTGTCATTGCTGATCCTACTCTTGCTTACTCTGGATCATTGTTTGGCAGTGGATGGCATGATCAACCTGAGTTGCAAAAAGGAAAAAGAATTAAAGTTAGACAAGTATACTATGTGTCACCTAGACAAATGTGGAGATTTTATGGCTATTATGGTGGGCTTAATGTGGTGGGCGATTTTCATAACTACGGTCAGTATGCTGATGATTCCACCTTCAATGTCATCCCAGCATGGCAAAACAAACTGCAAGCAATCGCATACGAAGACCACCTCTACACAAGAACCTCACACTATTCGTATGAGATTGTAGACAACAAACTAAAGATTTATCCAGCGCCTGACGATGTGTCACCAGAAAAATTCTGGTTTAGATTTACGATTGAAAACAACGATGCTTTTGCAGATGGTGATTATGATTCTGGTGTAGATGGTGTGAACAATATGAACACCATGCCAATGGAGAATATTCCATTTGAGAGTATCAATTCTATTGGACAACAATGGATTAGAAGATTTGCGCTAGCATTGTCAAAAGAGACTCTCGGACAAGTCCGAGGAAAGTTTGGAGGATCAATACCGATTCCCGGAGACAACGTCTCTTTAAATGCCTCGGACCTATTAGGTCAAGCATCGGCTGAGCAGACTGCTCTTAGAGAAGAGTTGAATAAGCAACTTGACGAAATGCTTTATGCCAAACTTGCCGAGACAGACAAGGCAATGGTTGACAATATGGATGGGATCGTGTCAAAGACTCCGTTAAAGATTTTTGTGGGGTAACTAAATGTCAGAATGGGAAAGACCAACTCAACCACCATCTCCAATGTTTCTTGGAGAGAAAGAAAAAAATCTCGTCAAACAAGTCAATGATGAAGTCATTGAAAGGGTTGTCGGACAACAGGTGCTATACTTTCCGATTGACATGGAAACAACAAATTTTCACCCACTATATGGTGAAGCTATTGAGAAAAACTTTTTACACCCAATTCGAGTGTTTGCTCTTGTAGAATACATGGGAGTTGAGACCTCATTCTTAGAAGGCATTGGTATTGACAAGAAAACAGGCTTAAAGGTTAATTTTCACAAGCGAAGATTGACAGAAGATCAGAACCTATTCGTAAGAGAAGGGGATTTCCTCAGATACGGAAGTATTTACTATGAGATAGTAAAAATAAACGAACCAAAACAACTATTTGGTCAAATTGACAGCAGGTTTGAAGTAACAGCCGAGTGTATTAGAGCAAGAGATGGAGTTTTTAATGGCGAATAAAGAATACCCTTTAACACCCTCGACTATAGAGACCATCGATATGGCTATTTATAACCTTATTAATGATGGTTTCGACCTACACACTTCTACCAACAGTGGTTTTCGTAAAGTGCCTGTGCTTTGGATGTCTCCGGAACGCGCTGTGAACTCAAAAGACAAGGATATCCGAGATTCCGTTGGAAAACTAAAGCTTCCTTTGATTTCCGTGGACAGAACAGGTATCAACAAGGACCCAACATTTAAAGGCGGCTGGCAGGCACATGTTTTTCCAGATACCAACGGTCCGAGAGGCTATAGAAAACATCAAAGGCTCGTCTCTAGAAAGATAGCACAAGGTCCAACAAGAAAGTTTGCCTCATCTAAAAGTGGACAGTTCAATGGACAACAGAATTACCCAGTTGACAACAAAAAAGTTGTTTACGAAGAGGTTTACGCACCAATTCCTGTTTGGGTGACCGTAAACTACTCTATAACTTTAAGAACAGAGTATCAACAGCAAATGAATGATCTAATGACACCCTTTGCGACGAAAACAGGATTAATTAACGCATTATTTGCGGAATACGAAGGTCACAAGTATGAAACTTTCATACAAGGAGACCTATCTATGACAAACAATACTGCCAACCTTGGTGAAGAAGAGCGTTCATTTCAGACAAAAGTCGATTTGAAAGTTCTTGGCTATCTGCTAGGTGATGGCGAAAACGATGAGGTCCCAAAAGTGACCGTTAGAGAGACGATAACCGAAGTCAAACTTATAAGAGAAAGAACAATTGTTGGAGACTCAAAACCATGGGAAAGCGACAACGACTCTTTTAGAGACTTTTAATGACTTTGGGCTTTAGGACTACTATTTATTAGGAAAAATGAATTTATTAAGGAGATAAATCGATGGCTAAAAAATTTGATTTTCTTTCACCCGGAATTGAAATCCGCGAGATTGACCAAAGCTTCATTCCACAGGAAGCAGACGCTGAAGGACCAATTATTATTGGACGATCTAGAAAAGGTCCAGCTAATAAGCCCGTCAAAGTAAGAAACTTAGACGACTTTGTATCTGTATTTGGACTTCCAGTTGCTGGGGGAAATGGAGCACAAGGAGATGTGTGGAGAGATGGTAACTTAACAGGTCCAACATATGCCTCATACGCTGCTCAAGCATGGTTGGCTTCCGAACAGTCTCCTGTGACTTTTGTGAGGCTTGCTGGAGAGCAACATCCTCAAGCATCAACAGATGGTGGAAGAGCAGGTTGGAAACTAGCAGGATCTTTGACAAATGATCATACTACAAATTCCACAGCTTATGGATTGTTTTTAATTGACGCCACCTCACAAGGTATCGCTAGAGATTCCTCTGGTGGAGCTGTAGCGGATGGGCTTGTCTCTACTGGTTCTCTTGCTGCTGTTTTTTATGCGAACAGAGGACAAATCGTCCTTAAAGGAAATAAGGCTTCGGATAATTCTGCGGTTTCAGAAGCCGGAACATTTATTAAAAGTGGGGCAAATAAAGAATTTACAATCACCGTTAAGGACGAAAATGCTGTCACCACTGATTTAACTTTCAACCTTGATAGAAATAGTCCGGACTATATCAGAAGTGTTTTAAATACAAACCCACAACTTGTAAACCAAACAACCGTCGAAACAGCCCAAAGAAAATCTTACTGGCTTGGAGAATCGTTTGTAAGGAATATTGAAGATAGAGGTATGTCAAACGCTGCCAATGGTGTTTTGGGAATCCTTCTTCCATTAGAAAAAGCTGACACTGGTATTAACTGGTCTTATCACAAAGAAAGCGCAGCAGAATCCAGAACTGGTTGGGTATTTTCTCAAAAGACAACAAGCCAAACAAATCTATTCAGACTTAAGTCTTTGCATGTTGGTGAAGATATTCAAAAAAGTTACATGATTGGTATCGAAGACATCAAGGCACCTGCCAACCCTACTGTTAATTCGTTCGGATCTTTTACTATCTGTATTAAAGACATGAATGGCACAACAATTGAGAAATACAGTAACTGTAACTTCAACCCATCATCAGAAAATTATGTCGGTAAAAGAATTGGAGATCAATATATTGAGTGGGACGAAACTAATCGTCGCTATAGAACTTATGGAGACTTCCAAAATCAATCAAATATCGTATATATTGAAATTAAAGATTTTATCAAAAATGGTGGTGGACAAGGATACTTGCCCGCTGGATTTAGAGGGCCGGTTCGACCAAAAGGCTTCACTTTACTAAAAGAGTCTCTTGGTGCCAATGCGCTTGGAGACAACCATGAAGACTTCACAGCAGCAACTGCTACTTTCAAGATTGATGACTCTAGAAAAATTGCTACTGGGCATGGTGCTATCATTTCAGTAGGTAACACCGGCGCAGGAAATGGTTTGTATATCACCGACAAATCGCGATCTGGGACGAACGGTAATGCTTTCTCAATCGTATTTGGAACACTTAACGCAGCGATTAAGGGAGCAAATGGAACTGCTTTGAGTGGCATAACAATTGAATTTGTGCTTAAAAATGAAGCTAATATCGCCGATGCCGGAACACCAGGCGCCAATCAAGTGTTTATTTCTAACAATAAAAACAGCAACTCCACAGATTATGATACCCTAAATGACTTTGCGAAAGCCATTGCTGCCGTGATTAATGGAGAGCAAGATAATACTGAATTGACCGTTGGTGGAGCAAGATCATACGCTGCGTCAGTTGCTTTTGGCAGCAACGTAACAGGTCTACTTGCCACTCCAACAAATGGTGGAGACCCAGACAGTGTATTTATCGCTTCCATAGCTAACACTAGTGGTATCAGACTAGAACTTCGTGGTTCTCAAACTGCTGATTCTGGAACAAATGCTGCTAACTTTGGAGCATACGGGGGTGTTGTTTTTAATAACAACACAAAAGTAAAACTAAATTCAGTATCGAGCAATCTTGTCCACACTGGTGGCGACCAAACTGTAACTACTGGTAATAATACTGGGGCTACAACAGTAACGCTTACAAACGCCGCGGCTGCCACAGTGACCAAGACAGCTAATGTTGATTTCTTTGTTGATGGGCAAGATTCTGATGCTACAGCTCTCGACAATACATTGACAAACTTAAATGCAGCATTGACAGCAGTTTCTGGATTTACTGCGGTAGCAGACACTGGAACAGATACGATCACTGTTACCGTAGACAATACAAATGCGGTTGGAGCAACTGGTAATACATGTAAAATTGGATTCACCAATGGACAGAGTGGAACCTTTACAAACCAAGGAACTGCTAATGATGATGATCAACAATTTACAGGTGGTTCAAGTGCTACTGATGATTTTGCTGGTGTTTTTGTCAAAGGTAATGATGTTGTCCCCGACACTGGTGGAACAACAAGTCTTTTCGTTGAAGGACCAACTGATTTCACTGCTTCATTCTTGTTTCCTTCTCTTCCTTTAAGAGCAAACGGAACCGATGGTGGCGCACCGGATCCATACAGAGTTTACTGGGGACTTAGAACAAAGATTTCTAACCAATCAAATGTTAATGATCCAGACTTTATTGATTATCTAAGAAGAATTCCTGTCGCATCAAATTCAGAAATGACAACTTACGAGGCTGGAAACGTTCCTACTGATTACGAATATTCGTTTAATTTCTCACTTGACGACATCGTTATTGATACCACAAATAACACAACTACTTACACATCTGGTGCTTATGATGGGACCGGTGGGACAGATTCTTATTCTAAACAAAACAGTTTTGGAGACTTGCTTGACAAGAATGTTAGACAATTCTTAATGCCTATGTATGGTGGAGCTGATGGTTTTGACATCACGGAGAAAGAACCTTTAAGAGAGGACTTGATTAGTTCAACAAGAAACGATGTTGGTGATGCGCTTCACTACACTCTCAACAAAGCAATTGATGCCGTGTCTGACCCTGAAGTGGTTCCAGCGAACCTTCTCTTGATCCCAGGTATCAAAAACCCTGTGATTACTGATAAAATCATTGCGACTGCTGAGACTAGAAAAGACGTATTGGCAATTGTTGACATCGAAAAAGACTACAAGCCTGTTGCAGAAAGAACAACTAGTGATACTGAATCCTCTGCACTTGGAAGCGTCACAGATGCCATCAGCACTCTTAAAAATAGAAACCTTAACTCGTCTTACGCATGCACGTTCTATCCAGCAGTTCAAATTGTTGATAGCCTTAATAGTGGAAAACTGGTTTGGATTCCATCCTCAGTTGCTGCTCTTGGCGCTCTTGGTAAATCTCAAGCACAGTCTGAATTATGGTTCGCACCAGCTGGATTTAACAGGGGTGGTTTAGGTAATCTAGGTGGGAAAAGAGGACCGAAAGTCCTTCAGGCTAGACAAAGACTCGACTCTAAAGAAAGAGACTTGCTTTACGAAGTAAATGTAAATCCAATCGCTACATTCCCTGCTGAGGGCGTAGTAGTGTTTGGTCAAAAGACTCTACAAGCTGACCAATCTGCTTTAGACAGAATTAATGTCAGAAGACTTGTTCTTTATCTCAAGTCTAGAGTTTCAGATGTTGCTAGAAATCTTTTGTTTGATCAAAATGTTTCCTCAACATGGAACAGATTCAAATCTCAAGTAAACCCAATCCTATCAGAAACTAGATCTAGATTCGGATTGAGCGATTACAAACTTGTATTGGATGAAACTACAACAACTGCTGATTTGGTAGATAGAAACATTATGTATGCTAAAATCTATATCAAGCCAGCGCGTGCAATTGAGTATATTGTTGTTGACTTTGTCATCACCAATACTGGTGCAGATTTCGTATAATTAACTAGTTAATATTAAATAGGAGAAAATTAACATGGCTTTTTGGGGTGAAGAATTAGGAGCAACCGGAAGAGATCCTAAAAGAAAATTTAGGTTTAAAGTTCAAATTGGTGACTTGGGTGATGGAGTTGTTTGGTATGCTAAAACAATCAATAAGCCTGAGATCAGCGTTGAGGCCGGCACCGAGCATAAATTTATGGGACACACATTCAAGTTTCCCGGCTCTGTTAAGTGGAATGACATTGAAACAACGTTAGTTGATCCAATCAGTGAAAATGCCGCTACAAGATTGCTAGAAATTTTGGAAAAATCAGGATATGTTTATCCTAATGAAAACTATGTCAAAGAAGGTGATCCAAGACAGAGATCTTTTGAGACCATATCAAAAGGAAAAGCTACATCAGCTTTATCTCATGTTTGTATCTACCAACTAGACTCTGATGGAAATACAGTAGAAGCATGGAAGCTTCACAACGCTTTCATTAACAAAGTTGGATTTGGAGATCTTTCTTATGAAGACGATGGATTATCTGAGATCTCAATTGGATTTACTTACGACTGGGCTACATATGGTCTTGAAGATCAAGGTGGCGTATTTGACAGAGTCAAGCCGCAATAGAGAGGTAATGAATGACATGGTGGTCAAATCAAGAAGTTGATCCGAAAAGGAAGAATCGATTTAAAGTTTATATCGATTCAAACTTTTTGGTTACAGCTGTGTCTGTTACTAAACCTGCGGTTAGCATTGAAACAAAAGAATACCAAATGGTAAATCAAATGTATAGCTATCCCGGCCTCGCTAAATGGGATCCTATA